CACCAGGCGGCGCGCCTCGCTCTTGCTCCCCGTCCAATCAGGCGCGCGGAACACATGCTTCTTCGTCGGGTGCTCAACCGAGTAAACCCGCCCCATGTCTTCCCATCCGGCCTCACGGAACGCATGCAGCAGGGCAGGGACTACCAGCTTGATATGGGCCGGTGCACGGGCCTGCAGGCCCTCCAGAAACCCCTGCCACGGGCCACCGACTACGCCACGGGCGAACAGGCCCACGCGATGCGTCATCTGCTCCACCAACCACGCCTCGGACCCGCTCAGGCCCGCCTGCAGCATGATGGCCTTGGCCTCCGTCATGGGCGGGGCGGCGCCAGGCTGGAACGTGGACACGTCACGGGCATGGAGCCACGCGGCCACTGACGCCAGGCCACCGCCCGCGTACCAGGCCCACAGCCGCGCGGCAACGTCGGGGGGCATGATCTCGGCCTCGGACCACAGGACGAACCAACGGCGGTCATCTGACGGCAGTGAGATGGCGGCACGCTCGTTGGAGAACGCCAAGACCAACAACCGGTTGGCCGCATCGTAGGGGTGCAGGCCCTTCCTCTGGATTGAGATCAGTTCGGGCGGCGCAGCGAGCAGGGGCTTGAGTCGGTTCTCTAGCGCGCGGCGGTCGCTGGCCTCGGGCTGGCGCAGTTCGTTCAGGACCAGCACCTCGGACTCGAAAGCGTAGCCCCACTGGGAATTGATCTCTTCGTTCCGGACGGTCGCAACGTTCGTCTTCCCCTCGCCACCTACCGCCCACAGGAACGGTGCCCACAGCGAATCCTTGCCGCTGCCAGGCCGGCCGGCGTGCAGCACACCGTGATTGATCTTGATGCTGGGCTGCTGGACCTTGAACGCCATGATGTTCAGGACATGCTCACGCTCGGCGGCGTCGGGAATCATCCGCTCGGCGTGGTCCAGCCACGGACGCACCGCGGCGTCCGAGGCACCCCCAGCGACTGCCGGGCGCCCGTCGCGCCATTTGTTGCCGTACACGCCACCAGCACGGGCCACCAGCACGTCATCGCCCGCGCTGTAGGCGATACCGTCCAGCACCCGCCCGCCCTTGGTCTGCCGGTGCTCGTCAAAGCAGATCGACGCTTCGATTTTGGGGTTCTTGCCGTGGATGCTGCGGCAGGACACATGGCGGAACAGGGCGTTGAAATTGGTTCTCGTGAACTGGCGTCTCTCGCGCATGTCGAAGTAGGCATCATCGGACACCACGTACGCGAAACGGTGCCACCAGTCGGCTTTGTCAGTCCGCGCGGCCTCGGCCCGGTCCACCTCGGCCATCACCTCGGCCACCGCACCGGCCAGCTCGGGCGTGGGCGTCAGCCGCCCGATGGTCTGCAGCATCGCCTGCTGGAGGAGTTCGTCCCGCAGGCCAGGCGTGTGCTTCGGCCCGCCCCGCTCGGCCACCCACTCAAGGAACCAGGCGCTGTCGAGGTCGATGCAGTGCGAGTGCAGGCAGCAGAACGCCCGCCCGCTGGGCAGGTAACGGCCCTCGGGGTTGCCGTCGGTGTGCTGGTCAGCGTTGGGGCACACGACCCCCATCCAGCCCTCGGTGTTCGGGCGCGACAGCACCAGCCCCTGCTCGGACAACCAAGTGGCCACATCGTCGGCCCCGTCGTCGGACAGGCGCACCGGGCGCGGCCCCAACGACTCCACCACCTCGGGCGTGACGCCCAGGCCGGCGCAGATCTCGGCCAGCGTGTACTCGCGCCCGGGCGTGAACTCTACCAGGCGCGAGGCGAACGCATCCTTACCGGGCTTGAAGTTGACCGAGCCAGGCAGTCGGAAGTTTCTGACGGGGTTGCAGGCCCCGGCGTCGGTGTAGCCTGCTGCGGCGATGGCGTTGATGGCCCCGGCGAACTCCAGCTTGGTGGGTTGGTCACTGAAGACGTAGCCCCACTGGAAGTTCCCCGCTGACGTCTCCATGATCCACGTCGGGGCCAGCGGGGGCGTCTTGCTCTTGGTGCCCACGTCGTCCAGCATCATCACCAGAACGTACTCGCAGTTGGCGGCGCTGGCGCTGGGTTTGCCGTCAATGAAGCGGTCGACGATGAACGAGGCGGTGTTACCGAACCACGCCTCGCCCTCCTTGATCCGCCGCGTGGGCAGGTACGCCGGCCAGCTTGCTTTGATCGCGCCGTTCGCGTGGAACTGCATTTCCCCGTTCACCAGGCGCGGCGTCTGCCGCACGATGAGCGCCGTCTCGCCAGCAGGCGCGAGCGCGGCGAGGTACTCAATGAATTCTTGTGATGTCATTTGCCGTATCTCTCCATTGTTTTGATGCCGATGCCCAGCGGCAGACCCGCCGCCCATGCTGGCGGGTTGGTCATCACCCGCTTCATCAGTTCGGTAGTTCGCGCAGGGTCGCTCGTCTCGCAGACGATTTCGTCGTGGACGTGCAGGACCACGTCCTCGCCCTCGCGCTCAAGTTCCCGCAGCGCATGGCGCAGGATGTCATGCGCCGCGGCTTGTGTGACGTTCTCACATGCAAGGCCCGGCCACAGGCGCGCGCGAGGCCACTCCTTGGCGTCAGCGGCGGGTTTCCAAGAGGCTTTGGCGTAGCTGATGCCATCGGCGTCGAGTCGTGCGTGGGGGTAGCAGAGTATGCGCCCAGATGGCAGCGCGTACCAGAGATGAGCCCCATCAAACAGGTAGGACACTCGCCCTGCCGGCACCGCCTGACCCTTGCGCCGCATGGCACCCATGTAGGCCCGCTCAAGATCCGACCAGAACAACGGCGCCCACGGGTTCGCCTTGCGCCAGGCGTTGACCATGCGCTTGGCCTCATGCTCGGGCAGGTTCACGTTGTACACGCGCCCCATCGCAGCAAACGCGCCCACGCCACCCCCAAACCCGCAGGCAAGCTCTTGCACCTTGCCGATCTGGCGCTGCCCGGTGGACACCGCGTCCTCGGCCTCGTAACCGGCCAATATGGCGTCGTATGTGACGCCGAACGTCGCGGCAGCGTTGACGATATAGGCGTCCAGCCCGCGACGGAACGCCTCCAGCTTGGTGTCCCCCGCAGGCGTTGCGGCCAGCCACGGGTTCACGCGGCCTTCAATGGCCGACCAGTCAGCGACGACGAACTGTTTACCCGCTGCCGGGATCAACGCCGGGCGCAGCATCCCCTTTAAGACGTCGGTGACCCGCTTGCCGAACGCAGGAACGATCTGATGTCCACGGCACATCGCATGACGGACGGCCTGCGGATCTTTGGCGACTTTGCGGGCGAAATTGTGGACCTGCAGGCCGTAGCTGGACGCCCGGCCTGTGGCAGCACCGCCAGCGAACACGAACGCGCCACGCACACGGTGATCCTCGACATCCGCAAGGTTGGCCATACGGACGAACTTGGCGACCGATGAGGCCCAGAGGTCATCTGCGCACTGGATGACGGTCGCCGCGTCAGGGGGTACTTCATCGGGGTTCTCCTCTGCTAGGATCAGCAGCGCGGCACGGACGGTTTTGTCGATGGACTGCTTTTCTTCTCCGTCTTTGTGGACCGTCATCAAACGGCGCGCCTCGGGGCCGACCCGCGCCCACACCCACTCGCGCATGCGGGGCGAGCGCACCGATGTGATCTCGCCGTCCGTCACCTCGCGCACCTCCTGCTGGATGGCGTCGAGTTCCTCCACAGCGTACGTCTGCGCGGCCTTGGCCAGGTCTACGTCCACCAGCACGCCACGGTCGTTGATGCGCTCGTTTGTCCAGTAGTCGGCCAGTTCCTCGGCAGACAGCGGGCGCAGGGCCTTGCTGATGGCCCGCATCGCACGCACGTCCTGAGCGCAGTAGTCGAACAGGTCGGCCAGGTCTTGGGGCGTGTGCTTGAACGGCGGGATGCAGCACTTGCGCACCAGCGCAGCGCCCTTGTGATCCTTGCGCATACTGGCGCCGGCAAACCGCCCCACGTCCTCCAGCGAACCCGGCGCGCAGTTGGAGCGGGCCTGCGCAGCGGTGCAATAGAACTGCTCCAGCGCCGGCACGGGCGCGTTGTGGTCTGACCACAGCACATACGTCCAGATCAGCCGCTCAAACGCCGCGTTGTGGGCGCGGATCTGTACACCAGAAAGAATTGCCGTCAAAACTTTCTGTGGAAACGGCTGGTCTGGTGTCCAGACCTGCACCTCCTCGTCGTCATGCGCATACGCCATGCACAGCACTTCTGTGCTGGCGTCCTGCGCGTAGTTGTAAGCCCCTGCCACCGTGAGATCGCAGGCGCTGCGGGTTTCGAAGTCAACCCACAGCATGTTCGCCTCGCACGCACAAGCGCACAAAATCGCCGTCGTCCATAAAACTTTTCGCGCCAGTAAACAAATGGATGGTGGTCAAATCCAAGAACCAACCGCACCCGTCCAAATGCCACCAAAGATTCTTCAGCAAATCCAGTTTATGCGGCGTCAGCGCGCTGTGACCGTCCACTTCTAACAGCCGAACGCGCTTCGCGCCAGCGTCAATTAAAAAAGCATCCGGCACGAACCCAAGCGGTCGATCCAGCATGTCTTCATCATGTTCCATGACCGCGTTAACCGCCTTACGAAGCCCGTTACGCCGCCAATTCGGATGCTCATCTAAAAACGCGCAGATAACGCGCTCATGCGCGGTTTTGGTGTCAACCATAGCAAAAAGCCGGAGCCTTTCGGCCCCGGCCCCCTCTCTTGGTTAGGCCGCGCGACGACGACGGCCAGTCGGTGCCGGCTCGGCGGCGGGCGCCTCGGCAGGCTCGGTGGCTTCGTCAGCCGCGCCGTCCATGCCGACCCAGTGCTGCACCTTGAACTCGGGCGTGTAGACGCGCCCGTAGGACTTGTGCTGGTAGTGATCCTTCCCAAGAACGATCACCGGCACCGGCTTGGTCTGGTCCTTCTCCACTTGCGTGGCGATCTCGACCGCCAGCGTCTGCACTGCGCGCTTGCCGCCGACAGAAGTCACGGTATACCGCGCCTCCATGCCGGCGTCTTCGCCGCTGACGCACTTCAGGCTGAACCCCACCTGTGCCTCCCAACCCCGCTTGGCGCCGGGGGGCGCCACGTCGAGTTCGGGCAGCGGCTGGGTGATGCCGACCATCTTCTCGCCCAGCACCTCCCCCTCACCCCACGCGATGAAGCCGTGGACGAAACTGAAGGGATTGACGGCCCACAGGGAGCCGTCTTCCACCTCGGTCTGATCCGCGCCGAACACCCAGTGGCCCGTCTTGTCCATCTTCACGATGACGGTGGCAGAGCCCACGTCAGGTGCGATGGCACGGAGGGCCGTGGAGAGGGAAGAAACTGCCGGCAGACCGGCTTGAGAGAACGCAACGATATTGGACACGATTGAACCTTTCACTTGATTTTCGAGAGAGCAGCAACGAGTTGCTGCCCGATAAGCACCGCCGCGGGCCGGGGATCGCTCTCCGGTGCGAGGGTGTTGCCTGACGAGACGCTCACGACCTGATTGGCCGGGAACTCCACGCCGTGCTCCTTGCAGACCTTCTCCATCTGAGCAGGACTGCGCAATTTGATTTCTTGGTAGACAGTGGGGCAGATGCCGGCGTTGAGCCACAAAACGTGCATCGCCTTGTCGTCGACCCACTGCCGGGTCGCCCGCTTGGGCACCAGTTTATAACCCGGCACGGGCATGCCCTTCTCCAGCCGCTCCTGCGCCAGCTTGCGAGCGTCAGCGATGAAGTCCTCCAGCCGCTCGGCCAGCGCCAGCGCCTGGCCCAGCGCCTCGGGGTCCACCGTGGCCAGCGCCGTGTGGGTTACGCGGTCCACCGCACCACTGACTTGCGGGCAGATCGGCTTGGCAGTACACCAGCGGCAGTGGTCGCCGATGACGACGGGCGCGTCGGGCCGCTTGGCGGCTTGCACGGCCACGACCAGTTCACGCTCAAACTCATGCACGCGCTTGAACGTCGTCACCCAGCGGCGCACATGGGGCGGCTGGACGATCACGATCTCGACCTCAGTCGCGCCGTCAAAGGCCCACTGCACCTTGCTGGTCTTGAGAGCCGCCGCGGCGTAGAACAGCCCCTGCTCGGACTCCTCGGCCTCGACCATCACGCCGTCGCCGAACTTCCAGTCCAGCACGACAGCGCGGTCACCCACGCGCCCGATCAGGTCGGCGTTGCCGAAAACGCCTTCCAGCACCTTGACGCCCTCAAACTCGACCTCGACCTCCTGCACAAACTGCATCGTCTGCTCGGGGTCGATCTGGTCGAGCGCGTCAAGGCAGAACTGCAGCTTCTCGGCCTGCTCGGGCGACAGGTTGTGCTTAGCGATGATGTCGCCCATCTCGCCGTCGGCCAGCAGGTCCTCCATGCAGCCGTGAAGGAGCGTGCCCTCCTCGGCGTACTTGGACGACGCCTGCGGCGGCATCTTGGCAACGAGCGCCACGCTGCCTGGGCAGTTGATGACGCGCTTGGCGGAGGAACCGCCGACTACTTTACTGTGTTGCATCACTCGTTCCTCGCTTTCAGCACTCGTTCCTCGCTTTCAGCATGGCGTCGGCCATGAAGTAAGCGTCCCCGGCAACATCGTCAGCCCACGTAACCCCTTCATATATGGGGTGTCCAAGACCGCAATCGACCACCGTAGCAAAAGAGGTCTCAAATTCCCCGTTTACCGTAGTCCTCGCTTGGATTATTGATTGCATCGCCTTGGCCGCGAAGTAGTCGCGCAGGGTCATGCCAGACGATATCCAGTTGTACTCTAGCGCCGAGTCGTTGTGACACGGAAACGCCGGCCCGCTTTTGTCTTCCATGATTGAACTCCAGTGAAGTGATGAGGTCCGCAGTGTAGCCGACAAAAAAGACTTGCACAAGACTTTTTGCCGCTGTAAAGTTACGGACATGGCCAAACACAAAATTTCGGAGAAGCCGATGCTTGAGAAAGATGTCGAACGCAGGCTGGTCAAGGGCGTAGAAGCCCTCGGCGGCAAGGCGTACAAGTTCGTATCGCCCGCTCACCGTGGTGTGGCCGACCGTCTGGTCGTGCTGCCTGGTGGCCGCGTGTGGTTCGTCGAGGTCAAGACCAAGTCGGGCTATTTGTCCCCGCTGCAACGGGTTTTCCGCGACGACATGAGTTTGATGGGGTGCAACTACTGCTGCCTTTACGGCGCCGAAGACGTGGATCACTTCTTGGATTGGGTGGTGTCGGTATGAAGCTGATGGCGCGATTTATGGACAAGGTTGTGCAGGTGCCGATTGCCGGGTGTTGGATATGGACTGCATCGCATATTGAGTCAGTGGGGTACGGTCGATTTGGGGTGTCAAACGGCGAGGTCGAATATGCGCACCGCGCAAGCTGGAGACTTTTTTGTGGGGAAATCCCAAAAGGCATGTATGTGTGCCATCACTGCGATGTCAGGCTTTGCGTCAACCCCCATCATCTGTTTCTGGGGACAGCAGCCGACAACATGCGTGATGCGTCTCGGAAGAACCGAATCGTTTTGCCAACTACGGAGCAGCGGTTGCGCGGCGAAAAGCAACCGATGTCGAAGTTGACCAACGATCAAGTGCGCCATGTCCGAGCAAGCGAAATGAGCAACGCCGCGCTTGCCAAAAAGTTTGGCGTCGATCCATCAGCTATATCTCGCATCCGTTCACGGCGAACCTACGCGAGCGTTCAATGAGCATCACTCTTAGACCCTATCAAGAGCAGGCCGCCGACTTCCTGTACGAGCACGACCGGGCGATGATCCTCGCGCCGGTCGGCGCAGGCAAGACAGCGATCACGCTGACGGCCATGCGCGATCTGGTGGCTGCCGAAGGCATCCGCTTCCTCGTCGTCGCGCCGTTGCGGGTGGTCACTTCGGTCTGGCCGGTGGAGGCTACCAAGTGGGCGCCATATCTCAAGGTGCGGGTGGCGGTCGGTACGCCAGCGCAACGCATCGCTGCGCTGTACTCCGACGCTGATGTGGTGGTCATCAACTACGACAACCTGCAGTGGCTAGGCGACCTTGACCTGTCCGACTTCACGGGCGTAGTGTTCGACGAGTTGACGCGCCTGAAGAACCCCAGCGGCAAACGCTTCAAGGCGTTTGAGAAGGTCATCAAGTCCGTCGAGATCCGCTGGGGCCTGACCGGCTCGTTCACCAGCAACGGGCTGGAGGATGTGTTCGGGCAGTGCAAGGTGATTGACCAGAGCCTGCTGGGCCGCAGCAAGGGCGCGTTCATGCAGCAGTACTTCTACCAGAACAACCGCGGCACGCACACCGAGTGGGAGCCCCGGCCTGGCTCGCTGCCCGCCGTGATGCAGCGCATCAAGCCGGCCACCTATGTGCTGGAGCCTGGCGAGTACAAGGACAAACTGCCCCCGCTGCACACGGTGGAGATGCCCTGCAGCATGGCGATGGACGACTACAAGAAGATGAAGAAGGACTTCGTGCTGCAGTTCGGCAACGAGACGACCATCGCGCAGAACGCCGCGGTGGTCACGCAGAAACTGCAGCAGATGTCCAGCGGGTTCTTGTACACCGACTTTGGTCCGCGCTGGTTGTCGCCGCACAAGTTCGACGCGCTGGACGACATCCTGTCAGAGAACCAGCACGCCAACACCATCGTCGTCTACAACTACGTCGAGGAGTTGAACGAGTTGCGCAGGCGTTACCCCACGCTGGCGGCGATGGATGAGAAGTGGGACGTGATCGGGGGCTGGAACGCCGGCCAGGTGCGGCTGCTGGCTATCCATCCCAAGAGCGCCGGCCACGGGCTGAACCTGCAGCACGGCGGGCACCACATGATATGGCTGTCGCTGCCGTGGTCGCTGGAGTTGTACGAGCAGACCATTGGGCGCCTGCACCGCAGCGGCCAGGCGCGTGACGTGTGGAACTACGTCCTGCTGACTGCAGACACCGTGGACCAAAAGATCTGGGTGGCGCTGCACGACAAGCAATCCCTTTCCCAACTGGCCTTGGAGGCATTGAAGTGAAGAAGATCACGGAGCGGCTGAAGGTAGCGCGGGTGGAGCACAAGATCGCGCTCAAGGCGTTCAACATGGCGCAGCGCAGGCTGCATAGGGTGCTGGTCACCATCAACACACTGGAGAAGAAGCATGAACTGGCGATGGCTCAACGAGCACCTGTCAAGCAAGACTGAGCAAGAGGTGCTGACCCTGCTGGAGCAGGAGCGCAAGACGCTGCGCCGCGTCACCATCTTGGAGCGGCTGCATCAACGCTACACCGTCCTGCGCGCCGCGCGGGAACGCATGGAGATCCTGAAGGAGGCAATCAAGTGAGCATGTGGAAAACCCTCAAGTCGCTGTACCAGCCGCCGTCTGCGGAGGTGCTGGCCGCGCAAGAGTACGACCAGGCCCGCCGAGCCCTGCTAGAGGCTCACAGCGCCCGTGAGTACGCCGAGGCTATGGTGATGTACCACCAGAACCGCATCGAACGTCTGAAGGCCACGTTGGCTGGGGAGGGTGCATGAACAAGATGCCGAAAGGCTGTGACTATCAAGGCCGCTACCCCGAGGCGGCGGAAGCCGCAACCGAGGTCGGCGTTGATGACGACGCCGTGGAGTCCTTGGGCAAACTGGTGGTGCTTGGGCTGGGCGTTGTTTGTCTCGTTGGTGCGATTGCGTTCGTTGTGGGGGTGTTGGTATGAGTGACCTGAGAGACGCTGCGCGTCAGGCGCTGGAGGTGTTGGAGTCCGGTCTGCTGGTGTCGCACCATGCCCAAGTGTTGATTAACCTCCGCGCCGCGCTGGAGCAGACGGTGCAGGAGCCCCTGAGCGACGAGGAGCTTGATCGCCTATGGCGTGAGCCAATGAGCGCAGATTGGGAGCACCGGGAATTTGCCCGAGCGGTCGAGGCCGCGCATGGGATCAAGGAGAACACATGAGCATCGTCACCCACGTGGCGGTTTTCTTTGCCCGCAACCCCGACGAAGAGCTGACAACCCACGACGTCGGCATAAAGTGGGACATGAAGCCCAACAACGTGGCCGCATCCCTGCGCTATGCCGAGCAAACAGGCTGGGTCACCCGCACCAAGCGCGCCGACCCGACAACGCGGACCAAGTACCGGTGGGTCTACACCGCTGGCCCGCTGCTGCGTCAGATCACTTCTGGCGCTTGTCCCACAGCGACCAGCCCAGACCAGCCGCTGCAGATGCCCCACCGATGACGGCGTCCATCGTGCCGCCGTCCACGCCGTACTTCACGGCAAAGCCGCCAGCAAGAGCGGTGAGGATGTGGCGCACCAGCGCCTGGATGATCGTAGCGTTCATGTCAAGTCTCCATCAAGTCAGCGATGCGGCGAGCCCAGCCGCGTGAGAAGGCCGGCCAGTTGGTCAGGCCGGTCATGAAGCGCAGGCGCTGCGCCAGCACCCGCAACCGCAACGCGTTCATGTCCTGCGCATACGTTGCAGCCAACGTCTTGGGGCCGATGACCCCATCAGCCGTCACACCCAGCGCCCGCTGCAGCCACAGCGTGGCTTGATGCGGCCCTGAGTTCACCGCGGCGTCGAACGTAGCGTAGCGGATGCCTGGCGGCAGATCGTCAGCACGCACTGGCTTCCAGTACCGCTCAAGGTAAATCCGCTTGGCCAAATCCAGCGGCAACTCCCGCATGTCGCCCTTGTAGCCGACCTCGCGGGCCACCGCCTCGGTGACGCCGAAGCGGGTCTTGCCTCCGGGGTCTGCCGGGTGATCGCTGAAGTCGCTTTCGTGGCCAAGCAGTAGCGCGAACGCGGTGTCGAAGTTCATTTGCCTGGCCAGTGAGTAGCGACCCAAGACACGATGCCGCCGAACGCAGACGCGATGGTCATGCCCATCCAGAAGCCGCCCTTGCCCTTGTTGGCCAAGGCCAGCAACTCCTTGATGTCACTCTGCATCGCTGCCACCTGGTCTTCCAGCGTCTTGACCTGGCCGATCAGCAGGCCGAATTTCACGGGGTCGATGTCGCTCATGGTGCTAAGGCGTTTTGAGGTTGAGTGAAGGCGTTGTAGTTTGCCGGTTCCGCTCGGGGCGCGATCTCGACCCCAGCACCTATTGTTGCCGCGCGGCCATACTGTTGGCCGCGCAGTTGGTTAGTTGCCGCACGATCAGCCTGCAGACGGATGGCCTTGGAAATTGAATCGGCAGCCATCGCAGGGCTGGTAAGTTCGCGTGCAATCTCCAACGCAATCTTATCGTCCATCCGCAGCGCCAACCGCTTGTAGACGTTGTTGAAAAGCGTAACCGCCACTATCAAAGGATTGGGTAGTGGGAGGCCCAACTGCTTGCCTGTCTCCGTACCCAACCCTTTGACCTTAACTTCAGATTGCGCGCCAGCTTGGACAAGGCGTTGAAACTCGGCCTCTCGCAACAGGTCTTCCTTGACAGCGCCGATGTGCGTCTTTTGCTGAGGCGTCAAGCCTTGCGTAAGCTCATCAATACGCTTTTGCACTGCCATCGCGTTTGCGCCCGGCGGCAGCGCAGGTGCAAGTTTGTTGCCGCTGGCTTCAGCAAGTTCTTGGATCTTGGCCAGCCGCGCAGCATCCTTGGCAACAACGTCAAGGCGCTGCGAGACGTTCACTCCGGCGTCGTCAAGAATGCGCAGCGGGTCTGCGTACTTCTTGACAAACTTGGCGTGTGCCTCGGGCGTCACGCGGCCAGCAGCGTCCGTGACTTCGCGGCGGTACAGGTCTTCAATGCCCGAGCGCGCCACCTTCAACGCATCGGCGTTCTTGCCGAACATCGTCACAAACTGCTGGGCCTCGCGCTCGCCCTTGGGCTGGAAATACGTCTTGACGACATCATCCGGGTTCAGCTTGGGCTCGTTGAGCGCCGTCTGCTTGAACAGGTTGGCGTTGACGCCGGTCTTGAACCGAGGCGCGTACTGCGTGCGGTACGTATTCAGCGCTTCGCGGTACAAACCCTTGGCCTCATCGGACAACGTGGCGCTGCCCGCTATTGCCTCGTCAATTGACTTGTGCAGGTTGCCCAAGTTGCGCAGCGTTGTGGCCGCAGCCGGGTCGCTTGACCGCGCGGCAGCCGCGATGTCGGCGTTGATGGCTTTGCGCACGTCATCAAGCTGCGCCAACGTGACCTCAGGCGCGCCAGCAGGCGGCGTCGGGGCTTTCAGTTTGGACGACACGACGCCAGCACCAACCGGCTTGGCGGCGGGGGCTTTTGGTTGCAGTGACAGCAGCTTGCCAACCGTTTCTGGTGCAGTGCTGGGATCAAACGTAGACAGTTTGCGCTTCAGAATCGACTCGGCTTCTTTGACGACGTTGCTGACGTCGATCTTGTCGTCACCAGCCGCCGCAAACGCTTTTGCATACGCCGGCTCAACCACCTGCTTCTTGACGGCTTCCTTCTCAGCCTCGGCAGCAGCCAACAATGTCTCGCCAGTTTCGCGCTGGCTTACGGTGGTCAGGCCACGATCAATCTTGGCCTTGGCCTTGGCGGCTGCCGCTTGGAACTTGGCGTCTGCCCGCCCCTGCTGCGCCAGCCGAGCTTGGTTGGTCTGCGCGGCCATCGCGGCGTAATCAGACGCCATTGCAGGCACCTTGGACGCTTGCGATTGCAACGCCGAGAACCGTACACTGCCCGCAGGCGCGGCTATCTCGCCGGCAGTCGGCGCCGCGCCTGGCACAGCAGACGGCTTGCCGCGCAGCGCGGCGATGATGTCGTCGCCCTTGTTGTCAAGGGCCTGCAAGTAGGTGTCGAGCTTGATGTTCTTGATCTTGCTGACGTACTCGCCAGCCTTGGCCACGGCAGGGCCTACGATGCCACGGCCAATACCACCTATAAGCGAGCCGGTCGCAACGTCTTTGGCGCCGGTTTCCACTGCCTCAAGCACGGTGCGTGGACCTTGACGATAGCCAAGCGCCGTCTCCAACACGTCCAAGCCTGTCTTCGCGGCGCCGTACCCTAACCCCTCGCCGGTAATTGCGCCGACCAGCGTGCCGACAGGCCCTGCGCCAAACGTGCCGGCGGTGCCGCCCACAATGCCGCCGCCTACGCTACCAAGCGCCTCGACAGTAGGTCGCACAAACTGAATCGCGCGGCGCCCGAACGGAACTTCTGACGGTTGAGCGGGCGCACTCCCGGTGCCAGTGATGGTCACTCTGTAAACGCCGTCGGGGGCCTTGATTGAATCTATGGATTGGGCAGACGTGGCTGCTCGCCCACCGTCCATCGCCTTGACAGCCTTACCAAACTCCTTTTGCGCCCGCGTCTGAACTGCGTCAGGCGTGACGTCATCGGGCGCGTTGCGATAGACGTGCGAAGTGCCGTCGTCGAAGGTGACTGTGATGTCGCGTGGCATTACCAGTTACTCACCGTTGCGCCGGATTTGGTTGCGGCTGGCGCTGCGCCAGCAGGCGTCACAGCCCCACCGGACTTGCGCCCCTTGGGCTGCGTTGACTTTGGCGGCGGTAGGTCTCTGAACTGCGGGAACCGCTCAAAGTCTTCATTGAACTGGCGTGAATACTCATCGCGCATTCGCTCCATCGCGCCCAATGCCTGCGCCTCTACAAGACCAATCTGTTCCAGTAAAGGCCCTGCGCCCTTAACAGGATCAATGGCCGCAATCTGATCGGAAAGAATTTTCCACTCTTGGTTAGCGATAGATCCAATCGCGCCTGTTGCCGCAGCTTGCGCTTTACCAAGTGCAGTGATCTTGCCTTTCAAATTCGCCAAACGAGTTTCTGCTTGCGCGGCTTGGCCTTCCGGAAACGAAGGCAACATGGTGCCCGTAAACCCGGTTGCTCTTGACAGCCCCGGCGAATCTTTAACTGCGGCAATCGAGTCCAGCACGTCTTGCGTTGTTTGCAACGCAGACGAAGCCGACTTAAATTCCTTGCCCAGTTTGTCGCGCCGCGTTGCCTCTTGCGCAGCGGTAAGCGGCTTGGCGGCAGGCTCTTTAGCCGGCGCAGGCGCTGCTGTCCCGCGCTCTTGCGTAGCCGCGATGGCCGCTTGCGGTGGTGGTATGTATTTCTGTTCTTGCCGATCAAACATCAACTTACCAACTGGAACAAAACGATCTTGCAGTCTTGGTGTTTCTGGCTTTGTCGGCGCAGTAAATATCGGCGTGGTTGAGCCGGGCTGAAACACCGACGCGCCGGGAGCAACAACCATCGGCTTTTCAGGGGTTGGCAGCGTTGGCAACAGCGCTTTGCCCTGCTCACGCACGCGAGGGCTTGGGCTGCGAAGCATGTTCAGCACTTCTTCGCGTGTAGGGGCAGCGCCAGGCGCGGCGCTTAGGCGCTGGCTCTCGCGCTGGTACAACTCCTCTTCATCCAACGCCTTCAAACTCTCGCGGGCAAACTGAATCAACGAAGGCTCTTCGGCCTGAACGCCAGACTGCAGCACCTTTGTAAGCGTGGGTCGATCAAGTTTTTGACCGCCCTGTGCCAGCGCTTCTGCCGCGCCGGTCAAAAACTGTTGACGTTGCGCCGCCCGCGCTTGCCGCGCTTGCCGCTCTTGAGTTACCGCCGCTCGGTCTTCACGTTGCGCCAGCATGTTCTCGCGCTGCATCGCCATCTGTTCAACTTGCGCCTGACGCAGCATGTTGCGCTCCTGCTGCGCCTGCGCGGCCTGCTGGCCGGCTGCGAACTGCTGGCCGAACGAAGGAACTTGCGAGAGGATGCCGAAGTTGAGTGCCATGTCCGTTCCTTACGGGCGAGGATAACCGAGGTACTGGCCGCCCAAGTAGCCTAGATCGCCAAACGCCCTGCCATACGCCGCGCCTTGCGCCAGCAGCGCATTGCCTGCGGTCTGCCCCTGCTGCATGGCAAGGTTGCTCAAATTGGTCGCGGTGTTGGCCATCAGGTTACCGGCTTGGCTGCCGTAATTCTGACCCGCAGCGGTCAGTTGCTGCGCCGTCGTGCCGCCGATGCCGGCCAGCCCAGCCAGACGGTTGTACTGATCGGCCTCGCGTTGGCGCAGCGCGTTGTAGCCGGTCAGCGCCCGGCCATACATATCGCTCTCACGCGAACGCAGCGCGTTGTAGCCGGTCAGCGCCCGGCCATACTGCTCCTGCTCCCGCTGCCGACCAATGTCGTAGCCGGTCAGCCCGCGCCCGTACTCCTGCGCCTCGCGTTGGCGGGCGATGTCAAAAGCGGTCAGCCCCCGCCCGTACTGCTCTTGCTCGCGCTGACGCGCTGCGCCGTACTCATTGAAGGCCCGACCGTAAGCGTTGCCGAACTCCTGAGACGCCATCTCTTGGCCAAAACGAGTCAGCGCCTTGCCAGTACCGCCGCTCAGCAGACCGCCACGCGCAGCAGCGCTGCGCTCCAGCGCCTTCAGGCCCTCGCTCAAACGGAACCCGTAGCCAGGATCGGCTTGGAAATTCTCAGCGGTGAACTTGAACGCCTCTGGTTGCTGCCCGCCGTACTCAAACGTCGGCTGCTGGCCGGTGTACTGAAACGCTGCCGGCTGCTGGCCGCTGTACGAAAACTGAGGAATCTCGCCGCCATACTGGAACGCTTCCGGCATGGCGTTGGTGCGCTGCTGCATCTGCGCAAGCGCGTTGGTGCCGGCTTGGTAGTACGGCTGCTGACGGGCAACCGCCTCGTCATACATCCGCGTTTGCAGCGCCAGCGCCTCGCGCTGCGCGTCGCGCTGCATTTCCGCCGCCCGCGTAGACGCCGCAGCAGTTGCCTCCGCCGCCTCTTTAGCGGACTGCCCTTGTGTGTAGCCGCTGATCAACGAGCCGATGGCCGGCAACAAATACGCGAAGGGATCAGTGGCGGCGTTGGTAGCGGCGGTTGTTGCGGCGGTCGTAGCTGCGGTTCCGGCAGCAGTACCAGCGGCAGTACCGGCGCCAGCTCCAGCAGCGGTTCCCGCAGCGGTTCCCGCACCAGCACCAGCTCCGGCAGCGGTTCCCGCACCAGCTCCGGCAGCGGTTCCCGCAGCGGTTCCAGCACCAGCTCCGGCCCCGGCAGCCGCAGCCGCAGCGGCAGCCGGCGTGGCTCCGGCTGCAATTGCTGCGTCATACGCGGCGGTCTGCGCGCCAGTCATACCGAAATTAGCAGCCGACATGCCTGCAAAGCCAGCAGACGGCGTGATGCCCGACGCGGCAGCAGCAGCGTTGTACCCGTAGCCTGGCGTGCCAATGGCGGCTTCCAGCGCAGCGGGCGTCAGGTTCGTAGCACCAGCACCAGCACCAGCACCAGCACCAGCCCCGGCAGCAGCACCCGGGCCAAAAATGCTGGCTTGCCCCAACCCTGCGCCTAAAGCATTGACACCTAGAGCGGCCAACACCAACGGCGCCACGTCCTTACCAATGCTGCCGGCGTGGCTGACCAAATTGCCAAAAAACCCGCTATCTTCTGCCCCCTCATACGTACCAATTACCTGCCCTGTTGTCGGGTCAAGCGTGTCAAAAGTACTTTGTCCCGGCGTATGCCGCTGGATGGCGACTAGCGTGCCACCTTCCATAAGCCCGCCCTCACCTGGAGTTTGGTTTTCAAACTGAGGTGAGTACGTTATGCCATTGATGATCTGCGAGCCTTTAGACCAGTCAACAGACCGAAGATCAATTGGTTTCGCGAGCAAGTTATTTTGGGTCGCCATGATTTACCTCACCCGATGCGCCAGTTGGTGCCGTCGCTGTACACAGGAACGCCGTTCGCCCCACCTGCGGCCACAATCGACGTAAACGTCGTGGCGTTGGCGTCGGTCACAAAAGCCCGGGCTCCAGCGCCTGCGGTGGCCGCAGCCGGAAGTGTAGCCACCGTCAGCGTGCCGTGGTTGAAGTACTTCACGCTGAACGTCAGCGTCAGGCCGGGTATGCGGAACGACGTGACGCTGGAGTTGCCAATCGTCACCTCGTTGCTGACCGTGGCCGATGACGCGTCAGCGTCAAACCCGATCACCGTGTTGTTTGCGCCGGTCGTGAGGCTGTTGCCGGCTTGGTAGCCCACAGCCGTGTTGTCGCCGCCAGTGGCCAGAAGCAGCGCGTCGCTGCCCAGCGCCGTGTTGTTGCTGCCGGTGGCCACCGCGTTCAACGCCCGGTAGCCCACGCCCGTGTTGTAGTTGGCAGTGGTGGCGGTCGTCAGGGCGTTGTAGCCCAGCGCGGTGTTGTAGTCGCCGCCCGTGTTGGCGTCCAACGCCCCGGCGCCAAACGCCGAGTTCTGGATGCCGTCAGTGGTCGCCGTCATGGCGTCGTAGCCCACCGCCGTGTTGTTGGTGCCGGTGGTGTTGGAATCCAGCGCCGTGTTGCCCACCGCGACGTTGGTGGTGATCTGATTGCCACCCAAACCAACCGCAATACCGACCTCTTTGGTCAATTCAAACGAGGCGTAGATGTTGTCATCCGTCTTGATCAGTACGTTTGTGGACGTCTGCAGGATGAACTTGTACGCCGCGCCTGCCGTCAGCCAGATCTGCGCGGGCGTGCGGCCTGCGCTGTCCAGCACGATGGGGTTCGTGTTGTTGGTCGCTGCAGACGAGTCGGTGTACGTCGATGCGGGTGAAGTGGTCCCTGCGTCGTAGGTGTAGATCAGCCCGCCGTTGAGCGGCACGCCGTTGTTGTCAAAGAACTGAGCGCCTGCGCCCGCGTACAAGGAAAGGCTGATCGCCATAGTGTCCTCTTACTGTTGAACCTGAGTGACTGCCACCCACACAGAAGCAGCGGAAGGTGCGTAACCCGTAGCCGCCACTGCCGACAGCGAGAGTGCAGTATTGTCAACCGCCCACATCAACTGAATGTAATCGTTTGCCGCCAATGAAACGACTTCGGACGTTGATATTGTGGCGTACCCGTTGTTGGAGTCAACTGACACGATAGCGGTGCTGTGGTCCAAGTCGGTTGCGCCGTTTAACCGATACCAAAACCGCGCGTTTTTCAAGGACGAACTGGTAGACGACAACTGATACCGGGCCGAGAACTGGTACAGGCCCGACTGCGGGACTTGAAGCCGGTCAGTCGGTGAGCCGGCCAGAGTCACCCCGCCAGCCACCTCAGTGTTGGTCAGCGCGATTGGGTACGCCGTGTTGATGACCGCCGCGCTCAGATCGGTGATGCGGGTGAACTCGCCGTAGTACGACTGTTGTTCAATCGTGGGTCGCACAAAGATGACGCCCGTCGTGGCGCTCTTGATCAGCACTGCGGCCAGCGGGATCACGTTGTTCGGCGCGGTAGGCTTGACGTTGGTGAACGCCCCGGCCACTGTCGGGCTGGCGTACAGAATGTCCCCGACGTTGAACGCGCTGGTGTCGATGCCGCTGACCTCGCCCCACACGCAGCACAGCCCCGTCGATCCGCTGTCAGGTATCTGCTCGGCCAGCACTCCAAGAATGAACAGCGTGGGCGTGCTGCCGTCAGCCAAGTACGGCGCGACCGACAGCACGTTGTTGCTGCCCACGCCCGCAAAACCCACCGCCGTGCCTTTGGCCATCGTAAACCCGGTGGAGTTTTGCGCGATGGTGTATTGACGCAGCGCAGAATTCTCAACTGAAGATTCCAGCAACTGAAAGAAGCGGAACCAAGCGCGGGTGGTCAGCGCCCCGGCATCTACCAGCGGGTCACGCGAAGCCGGCACGCGGGGGGCCAGTTGCATGTCACGCCCTCGTCGGAGACATCAACACTTCGGCCCCCATGATGGCGATCTTGACCGGGTCGGCGCCGCTGATCTCATACACGCGGTCGCGCAGTTTCAGCGTCATGCCCAACCGGCGCCAAAACACTCGGCGTCCGTACTCGCCGATCTTGCCCATGCCCGCCCAGTGTTCGTTTGACCAAGTGTGGCCACCATCGTCGCTCCAACGCAACATGACCTTAGGGTCCGCGCCGGAAATGTTACCTGTGCTGACCGACGCAATGAAGTCGCCGTTTTCAAGCAGCAGATAACCGCTATCTTCAAGCAGTAGCAAGAACGTCGCAGAGTCCGAACCCCCGACGCCGGCTTCGCAATCAAGCTGCAGCGTATGCTGTGCCGTGCGGTTCAAATTGTTCTGGCCGGGCGGCAGCGCGCGCCAAGATCGAAGCCAGCGCTGAGCGAAATTGTTGTCGCTGTACACCTCTAAGTCAAAAGCGTAGAGCAGTCCGTTTAGCCAGTCACCAACCAAGATTTCGTTGTTGAAGTTGGCTTGGCAGTTACTGCGATGCCGCACAAATCTGACGCCATCCCATCCGGCGCGCTCATGCCAAGCGTTTGTGCTGACGTCGTAGCACCAGGTTGCATTGGCAGTCGGGAACGTCAAGACGTAAAACGAATGCCCGTCTTGCTGGTACGAGTAACCAATGGCGTCATTGATGACATCGTACTGCTGGATCTGCCACTCAACGGCGTGCGTGCTGATGCGCTGACCGTTGTAGCCGTTGTTGCGGTAGACAACGCCGTTGCCGCGGGCGTCCGCGCCCAGCCAGAACACCGAGTTGTCCAACTTGGCCACGCTGTAGGGAGCGGCGCAGCCAACTTCCATGAACGCGCCGGCAATGCGGGCAAGCGGGAAGTCAGCCAATCCAGCGTTGTACCAAACCTCAATCGTGTTGGTGCCAAACAGCCACACTTCGCGGTGGTTGACGTTCAGCGCCACCACATCGTCAGGATTGCCTTCTGCGCTGGCGAAGTCCAGCGGATCAATCTGCGTGCCGTCGTTAAGGGACGTCACCCAAAATCGCTGGCTGTTTGGCTGGTTGAAAACGAAGTAGCCGTCTAGGTAGCCGACCGTCACCGCGCCGGGAAAATCAGGGTCTGTGATCTGCGCAAAGACGCCCGTGTCGGCGTTGTAGATGAACGCGCTGGGGTTGCAGGCGATGAACAACTGTTCGCCGTTATCCACCATGCTGACTGGCCCGCTGCCGTCAATGTAGCCTAGAAACGACACACTGTAGTTGCCGTCAACCCTGTACAACTCGCCGCCAGATGCAACGTACAGGTAGTCGCCAAATTTCCACAGCCCCCGAATAGGCCCGCCGCCGACTTCAGCAACAAACCGCAGGCCAGCACACCGCTGCAGGAATGCCGCTTCTTTGCCACCCTCGGGCACGATCTCCGGAAACAGGTTCACCATGCGGCTGTCCGCAGCATTGACGCTGCGGGCCACATAGCTGGAGCCGAGGATCGGCGTTTTCATCAGTAGTTGCCGGCGTACACGTTGAACCGCTGGCGAGTCGCCACCAGCGAGTACGGCAGGCTCATGATGTCGTCCGGGTTGTTGATGCGCTTCAGGTTGCGCTTGGACGTCATGGCGATGCGCTGCACTTGCGGGCTGGGCTCAACGCCAAACTCAGGCGCGATCTCCATCGCCAAGTTGTAGACGAACGCCCGCAAGTAGCCTGGCGGAAACGACAGCGCCGTGGACAACGTGGCCGGCTGCGTCAATTCTTCAACCGAAATGAAATGCCACTCCAGCAGCCGCGTGGGTACTGGATAGATGTACATCTCAATGTTGGGGTAGGTCATGTTGACCCACAGCACCTGCGGGTACGTTGACGTAACCGTCTTGACCGCAATGCCGTTGTATTGCTGCTGGTTGATCAGCTTGATGCCGAAGCTGACGTTCGTGCTGGGGTCGCGGAAGTACGTCGCGTCGTCCAGCAGAATGGGCCTGTTGCCCACAAAGTCGCCCGTAGGCCCCAGCGTGCGGCTGATCGTGCTGGTGGGCCAACTGAATACCTGATCCTGTGTCGAGAACACCGACAACCGTTCGGTGTTCCACGATTCGATCATCTGGTTCAGCGCCGTCAGCGAGTCCTGCATGACGGCGGCAGAAGACGTTTCGCCCTCTGCCAAGACGCCCAGCAGACGCAGGGCGCGGTTGATCTGGTCACCCGCGGTGGTGGACATGCTCGGGCTCCTTGCGACGGCGGCGGCCCAGCGTGTTCACGGGCGGCGCGGTGTCGGGTTCATCCTCGGTGCCGGGAGTATACCGCTCCCATCCGCTACGCTCATCGTAAACCGCTTCCATTTCCAGCGTGGCGATCTTGGCGCCATGAATGGGGTGACGCAGATAGATGTTGGGCATAGAGAAGACGGGGGCCGAAGCCCCCGTTTTGCTTACGAGGTCATGATGACCCAGTTGGTGCCGTCGCACACCAGCATGGCGTTGGCTCCCGCCGTCCCCGCGAGGATCGCGGTGCCAGCAGTAGCCGAGCCAATCGGCAGCACGTTGGACGACGCGGACACAACGGTCTGGGCAGCAATCGTCTTGATCCACACCACGCGGCCAGTGCTGGCCGACGCAGTGGGGAACGTGACGGTGATGCTGCCCGCGCCGTTGCAGACGACGAAGTTCTCGTTGTCAGCCAGAGAGAACGAAGCCGCCTTGGTGACGGGCGCGTTCAGATCCAGTTGCGTGCCGTTCAGAGCACCCGTGACCGCGACCGAAGCGCCAGTGATGGCGCCCGTGACGGTCACGCTCTCGAACAGCGGGTCGGCGTAGGCAACGCCGATTGCTTTGGTATCAGGCATGATGGCTCCTTATCAAGCCACGCGGTACAGCGTCCAAGCACCGGCGGCGCTCTTGCGAGCAACCATGCTTGCGCCGGTCGTAACGGGGATCGTCATGGTCAGCGAACCCGAGACAGTCCAGCCGGTGCCCGCGGCGATGATCGCGGTAGCGGAAGACGTGCCGAGGTTGACCACACGGAAGGTGAACGTGGTGCCGATCCGGTCAGAATTGATCAGCACGTTTTCCAGATCCGTGACCGTGGGCAGCGTGTAGGTCTGGGCCGCGGCGGTGACACCGCTGTTGGCCAAGATCAGACCGTTCAGCACTTGCGCCGGGGTCAAGGTTGCAGTAGCGGTAACCGCCACCGGATCTGCGGTCAGGTCAATGAACGGGTCGTTGACGTTGCCGTCGCCAAGCTGGTAGCCACCAGCGCCATTAGGGAGAGCCATGATGAGTTCCTTTCAGATGAAGTTCAGAACGGGGGCCGCTATACGCTTAGCCGCCCCCGTTTCGGTTTAGCCCCAGAGACGGCAAGCCATCTGCGGGCGGATCACGCCGTAGCCGTACAGCACGTCGATCCGGCAGGGCATCCGGTCGTTGTTGATGTCGTACTGACGCACGACACGCAGGCTGATGCCGTTGTGGTTGGCACGGCTGGCCATGTCCACGCCTTGCGGCAGAAGCAGGTCAGCAGTGGCAAACGTGATGGCGTCCTTGTGGTAGACCAGGTTCTGCGGGTACTGCGTGGACGCAGCGCCGATGAACGTGACCGTTTGGCTGTTGGCCGGCAGAGAGCTGACGGTGGCCAGCGCCTGGCTGGCCGAGTACATCGGAGCAACCGTGACCGTTGCCGCGCCGCCCGATGCAGTCACGCTTGCGAGCGCAACAAACTGGAACAGCGAGCCAGTGGACTCACGGGTCTGCGGGTTCACCGCAAAGCAGCCCGCCACGGTGAACACGTCGCCAGCAAGAACGGTGTTGGTGCTGCCCAAGCCGGTGAGCGAGATCGAAGTCGCGCCTTCGGTCGTCACTGCAGCCGCCGTCGTGCCGTTGGTGCGCGAGCCAGTCGTGAACTGCTTGATGGACTGGCTCATGTTGACTTCTTCGAAGCCCAGCACGCCAGTGCCCATCATGCCGTTCTTGAACTGCTTGCTGATGGTGTCGGTGGGGTTGAACAAACCCTTCATCCCCTCCACCAGACCAGCGTTCGCAGCGGGGTTTACCGTTGCGTAGCGCGGCGACATCACAGCGGCGTTCTCGTTGAGCTTCTGCTGAGCTTGCAGCAGAACCAGCGAGGTGGCCGGCGTGGTGCCGGGCGTGCCGACAGAGTTGCCGATCTTGTTGAACGCGTTGGCCACGTCAGCGTCAATGCTGGCGGCAAGCTGGCTGATACGAGGCTTCAGCACACGATCCGCGAAGTCGTCCAACTGCATCGTCAGTTCGGCGGACGTGAAGTTCACGCCGATGTGCTTCTGCGAGGAAACGGTCAGGGTCGTGAACTGCTCGTTGTCGTCCTGCACTTGCAGAGCGGCGCCGTCAGTCACCAGAGCGCGGTCCGGCAGGCGGATGCGCAGCGTGGAGCCGATCTTGGCCCCTTCGACAGCGAAGCTGTCGTCGTACTGGCGGTTCACGTTGCGCGTGAGCACCAGGTTGTTTTCCAGGATCTCCAGGGCCTTCCTGGTGATCATGTCAATGGTCAGAATGCTATTGGCCACAGCGGGCTCCTTTCAAATTTAGCGATTTGCCTGAGCCTGCATCTTTCGCATCTGTCTTGCTCGTTCGGCTTCAATCCACTCCGACGTACTCATGTTCTTGATGGAACGCGGGTCAGTCGTGTCATACGACGGGTTGTTGCCGCTGCGTGCGGTGACGGGTGTGATCGGTGCTGGTGCAGATGTTGAGCGTTTGATGGGTGGGTTGTCGGCCAGTTTGGCTTCAATCTTCCCAATTTCCTTGGCTTGCAGGATGGGCGGTAAGCGAGCGATACGTTCCGTTTCCTTGACGTTGGTGCCGAGGTAGTACGCTACGTCGGGGCCAATGTCAGATGCGCGGATGGTGTCAGCCATGACGGTTGTGATGGGCAGCTTGGGGTTGTAGGCGACCTGTTCAAAGTCGTCGTACTTCTCCCTGGCTTGCTCCTCACGGTCGTGATAAGCCTCCAGCAGTTCGGTGTGCTGCTTCTGCTGCTCCCGCTGTGCCAGTAGCTGTTCGGCCTTCTGAACTGCCAACGCTTCCGCGTAGGCTTCAGTCGATTCAAACTGCTCGGCAGACGGTAACTGCTTAGGCTGCTCAACCACGGGCTGCTGTGCCCGTTGACGCTCCCACTTACGCTGCTCTCTATCAAGCCGTTTCCGGACAATGGCGTCCAACTCTTCTTGAGTAAACGTCTTTGCCTGTTGTTCGACTTCCGGCTCAGTTCCCTGCTGTTCAACAGGACTCGCTTCCGTAACTGCCGTGGGTTCCGGTGCGGCTTGTGCGGTGTCGATCTCCGCTGCGACTTCTTGGCTCATGTGTGGGCCTTGATAAACCTGGTCAACGGGCCAGTACGCTTCATGGTATCACTGTTATGCGCGACCGTCAAAAACACGCATTCAGTTAGAAAGCGCGGCTATTTGCTGCTGCAATTCCTGCAGCTTGGCGAATAACTGCTCTTTTGTCAGCTTGGGGGGCTCAGGAGGTGGTGGAGGTGCAGGCGGTGCGCTGAACACGCCGTCTGCGTACAGCCAGCCGATGCCCGCCCCTTCGGGCAGTTCCACCCAGCCCTGTTCGGCTGCGTATTCGGGAGACGCCAGAACAGCGTTCTTGACGATGCCGGATTCGATGATTGCGTGTCTCATGTGCTCACCTCACCAAGAGTAGATGCGGGCGTATCCTGCACCGCCTGTGCCACCGGCACCGGAGTTAAAGCCGTTGGATGAGGTGCCGCCGCCTCCTCCCCCGCCGCCGCCTTGGCCTCCTGCGCCGCCCGCGCCTGCTGCTGCCGTGGTTGATGCGCCACCGCCCCCGCCACCAGAGCCACCACCGCGCACCGATTGCGTTCCTGCCGTGCCCGCCGCGCCTGCTGCCCCCGCTGCCCCCCCTCCACCAGCCGAGTAGGAGGCATTTGCACCTCCAGCAGATCCACCGTTTGCCGTCCCGCCAGCATTAATGCCGCCGCCGTTACCGCCGCCAGCACCGCCATATAAAGAAGAACCGCCGAGGCCACCGTTTCCATCATTCGAGTAAGCCCCAGAGCCCCCTCCGCCTCCGTACTCTGCGCATCTGCCGGTTGTCGCCCCTATATTGCCATTTACCCCGCCAGCGCCGCCGCCACCAAAATTGTCGTAATTTTCACCGCCAAAGCTGCCGAGGGTGCTAAAACTTGGCAGTCCTCCGATATTTGTTGTACCCGCGCTACCAGCCCCGCCACCGCCGCCGCCGCGACTGTCGCCCCCGCTGCTGTTAGCGCCGGTTCCTTGTCCTCCCCCAAAAGCTGAAAGAACTGATCCAAAAGTGGTTGTGCCGCCTGTGCTTCCTGCATTTCCATTTGTGCTGTTGGTTATGATCGCAGCGCCACCGGCACCGCCAGCACCAATGGTTACGCTGACTGTTGCTGCCAGATCAGACGCCCTAAACATTAAGCTGACAAACGCCCCGCCGCCACCCGCGCCCCCGCCTGCACGACCATTGCTCGGCGTTGTTGCCCCACTTCCCCCACCACCCCCCGCGCCCCAAAGCTCCACCATCACAAACACTGCGCCGGATGGTTTGGTCCAGGTGCCGGAGGATGAGAAGACTTGGAGGTTGGCCGAACCAACAGGCGGGGCTGCAGACTGCCAAGTCGTTCCGTTGCTGGTCAGCAAATTCCCCGATGCTCCGGGAGCAACCGCTTGGAAAGTTGACGTACCGTTGCCCAGCAGGACGTTGTTGGCCGTGAAAGTACCCACGCCCGTACCGCCGTTGGCTACAGGCAAAATGCCAGTAACGCCTGTCGTAAGCGAGACGTTGCTGATCGTGTTATTCAAGCCACTGATGGTCTTGTTGGTCAACGTCTGAGTGGCTGCTGCGCTGTAGATGTCAAACTGCCCCATCGTGATCTTCTTCGACCCGGCAGTCCCGGCTGAAGAATCGACGATGTACAGCAGATCCGCCGCGTTGACATCAACGCCGTTCAGTGACGGCAGATCAGAGACTTTTTGGTCGGCCATGATTTACGCCCAAGCGAAAAGTTATCGGGTAGGGTTTGCTGGTTCTTGCACCAATTGCACACCCATGCGGCCCATCGCCACAAAGGGCTCTTGGTCGCTCACATCGGCCTCGGCAAACAGGTCGTCAATCTCATCCTGCGTCACCGTCATGCCCGCTGCAATGCAGGCGTGGTACACCGTGATGGGGTCGCCCGGATAGGCGTCTGTCTCCACCCAAGCATCGTTCTCCCACGCCCAGAACACGCACGGCACCATGCTGGCAAAAGCCTCGGGAATCTGCCCGCTGCTGATGAAGTGTGTGGCAGGCTCTGCACCCGTGGGCGACAGAGGCGTGATCCACATGTTGGCGTTGTGCGCCGGGTCCAGCGTGACCGCAATCTCACGGGCCAGCGCGACCTGCGCGGCTGGGATGATCATGGTGCGGAAGATGTCCATCAGTACGCCCCCGTCTTACCGTTGACCCAAGTTTCAGTGCTGCTGATCTGCGCGGCAGTGGATTGTGCGCCTCGGATGATGAGGCTGTAGAGGTTGCCGTTGAATGGGAATGTGGCGTTGTTGCGGCGACCGATGTAGAGCGGGTAGTTGCCGAAGTTGCCGGTGCCTTGCGATCCTGTGTTGGTACTGATGTCAACGGCGTTTATCCGAGCGCTGACTGAAGGCCCAGAAATGTTGCCAGACATTTGCAACACGTTGGTGACCGGGGATGTGTATGCGGCGTTGTTTGCATTGACTTGCTGATTTGTGGTCCCTCGACTGTTGAAGAAGTATTCAATACCTCCGCTGTCGGTCCCAATCAGGAATGATCCATTGTTGGCCGCGTTATCTGCGCTCAACTCAGTGAAAATGCCAGTGCTTGCGCTCAGCTTCCGCAGCCCCGCCCAGACTGTCATCTTGTCCGTCGCGGTGAAGTCTACGCTGTTGGTCAGCAGCGAGTCATCGGTGCCGTCAAACGCCAGATACGGCAGGAAGCCCGAGGTGTCGTAGTCCGTCGCAGCGGCGATGCGCTGGTAGGCGTTGCTCGTCAGGCTGTTGGTGACGATGAGTTGAGCGCCCCAGATAATTTGAGAACCAGCCCCACCCCCGCCGCCAGCGTTCAAATTTGTATACAAACGCAAGGACGCCGTGGTGTTGTTGCTGGAATTTCCAGAAATTGACAGACGCCAGTACCCGTTGACATCTTGAACATTAAAGCTAGATGGGGCCGTAAACCCGCCAGCCGATACCGCAGTAGCAACGCCCGTGTCAGTATTTAAGCGCACGGCATAAATTACGGTCGTTCCACCAGTAAACAGCAAGTACAGTCCGGGCTGGTATGCTGCGCCAGATGTTTTCTTGAAATATAAATTGTCTGTGTAAACTGTGTTTGTTACACAAGTCACGCCTTGTGTGAGTTCATTAGCACCAGATGTAACCGTATCCGCAGTAAGTGTGCCGTCAGGTGCAACATCTGTATTTGCGCTAACAGAAACACCAGCTGCCTTTGTCCACGCCGCATTATCAAACTGCTCCGAATACGTCAGCAGGTTATACCGCGCCCGCAGCACAGGGCGGGAGGTGGAGGTGGATTGCGTCGCGTGATTCCCTCGCCCCGATTTATCCAGCATCCGCCCAACAGGTTGCTCCACCGCCGTCACCGGCGTCCCTCCAGCCGAATCCTGAAACAGCGTGCTCAGGTCGCTCGGGTCATACCACGCGCCTTGTTCGCCGGCAGAAAACAGGTCGGCAGGCGAGAACTGCTGGACGCCGAACCCGGCTACCGACCCCAGCCCAATGGGCAAGCCGTTGCGAATGGGAATGCCGAAATAGGGCATGTCAACTCACTGGATGTTGATGGGCTTTGCGTATACGCTACCACCAGAAGAGATTTGAATGGCGCTCACGCGCCAAGGCGCTCCCGTGCCGTTAGGAACAGCAAACGGAATGGGCGTGTTGGCGGGAATTGGGGTGTCGGACGTCGTAGCAGTCACGCCCTCCCCCACACGGATGTACGCCGCCGACGTACACCACACCACCACGCCTTGAGGGCCTGCGGGCCACCCAGTCGTGCTGCCAGCCGTACCAGTAAAGGCCACAGTCTGCGCGGCAAACGATGAGTCGGACAGGGGTTTGAGCAGTTCCATGATGCGTCCTTACGCGAGGAATTTCAGTTTGACTTGTACCACAAAACGCCTGTACCACCCAGCGATTTTGTGCGCGAGCTTCTTGTGCAGCGGCCAAGACAGGTTGTCTGGCAGATCGTTGTAGATGTACATGATGTCAGGCGTAGTACGAAATGTTCAGCTTGGCGCCAGGCGTCTGCTGGATGAACCGAACGCGGGAGATGTCGCCGTCGTACTGCAAGGTCACCCCCGCAGCCAGCGGCATGCCCACCGAGGCCGTGGGGGCGACGCCATCATCACGCCACCGCACCGCGGCGGCTTCACAACTGATCAGCGCAAACGACGGGCGGCAATTCAGCCCATTGGCATCCGTAGACGGCGCGTTCAGTGCTGTCGCCGTCGATAGTGACGTGATCTGCTCATAGCCGATACACGACGTGATGGCTTTGAGGTTGATGGCCACTTAGAATTTCCCGCGCTCGGTAAACGACCGCAATTTTATATCTAGTTGGACCGCAGTTTCTGGAGGCGTAGGCCCGCCATCAACCGGGGGAAAGAAGTACCCCGAGAAGAACGCTGCTGCGAAGTACGTCTTAGGAAACATCGTAGGTCACGCCCGTGCGGTTGCCGTTGGCGTCTACTGTGGCCGTGATCCGTACTGTAGTGCCGTTCACGCTCTTGATCAAAATCGGCCCGCCAGGCGAGCCGGCCAGTTCGCCCGCAGCGGAGGCCGCGATCAACTTCAGCAAGTCGTTGGCCGCGTATGTTCCGTCGATGACTTGCGCCCAGACCGCAGCAGCCAAGTTTTGCGGACTGAGTTCTGTGAAGGGTGTGATGTCGCCCGACAGGTTGCCCGTGGCCCTGATTGTCGCACTGTTTGAGAACTGGACCAGCGCAGCGCCGATAGCATCAACGATGGCGCCCAGCGTGGCGTTGTCAACCGTAAACGAGAAGGACGTACTGCCAGATGCGGACAGGGCGCCGGCCAGGTTGGCGGCCAGGTCGAACGTGATGGAAGCGTTGCCGGCCGCCGAGACGATGAGCTGGCCATCGGCCGGGTTGACGGTGATCGTGACCGCCGCATCGCCGCTGATGTTGACGCCCGCCGCGAGGTTCAGCGCACCCGGCGTGACCGTCACCACCAGATTGGTGAACGACGACATCGCCCCCGGCTTGTACGGCAGCACCCACGACGATGGAGCCAAGTGCCCGCTGGGGATGCCTGCCAGCTTGGACGGAATGCCCTGGCCTACGGACTGGTTCATCCGGTCACCACGCCTCCACATGGAACGGAAAGTTCCAGGCGAGCCGCCGATCTGGCGCAACGGAAGCTGCGCCAGGAGCGTGGTGTTTGTCTTGAGAGCCATGAGCCCGATCAGCCCCAGCCGACCTCGACCGCGCCGTAGAAGTTGGTGGCCGCCGCCGTAGCCGTGCCCGCGAAGTAGAGCCACACCAGACACGCGCCGTCCATCACCCGAGGAAGGCTTGGCAGTTGGTTCAGCAGATCCCGCTCGGCAGCGACGGACGCGGTAGTCAGTGGCAGCGTCAACAACGGGCGGGCAAGGCACAGCGCTCCGGTGCCGGTGTTGGCGGCAGAGAACGTGACCGTTGCGACGGTGGACACGCCCGTGTCTCCCGAGGCCAAAGGCAGGAAGGGGCCGTAGTTGTTTGACGCAGCACCGGAGTGCGAAATGTGGCCCACGATGGCCGAGGCCGTCATGGCAACTGTGACCGGAAGCGTCCTGCCTGCTGTTGGCACCGTGTTGCTGTAGCTGAGCGCGATGTTCTGGGCCGTGGCACCCGCTGCGGCGGTCTGCACCCAGAACAACCTGCACCCGGCCCCGTTGGCGTAGCGCAGGCTGGGCGTGCCCGTGAGGGTTTGTGCCGTGGCCGAGTTGTTCGTGATACCGGGCCAGTAGCCCTGCAAGTCCACCAGCATCAACTGCGCCGGGACACCCGTGGCAACGCCAGTGAGTGCATTGACGTTCAAAACGTGCTTGGTATCTGGACTGACGTTGCCGCCATGCGGCAAGCCGAAGATTTGCGTGCCGTTGCCAGTCAATTCGTCGCAGGTTCTCCAGGCCAGTGCAGTGCCCGCAAAGGCATTTGCTACGGGAGTACCGGCCAGTCCGCTGAAGTCATACCAACGGGCGGCGGTGTAAGCAGTGCCGCCCGTAATCTTGTTCCAGTCAGAACGGTTGAACTTGCCGCTCGTGATTTCGTTGACCAGATCGTCCATTGAGGAAAATGGCATGGTGATTCCTTAGGTCCAGATGAATTGCGCTTGCCCGATGATCGGCCCCAAAGCGCCGGTGTTGGTGGACAGGTTGTAAATGTAGTTGAGGTACGCGCCTTCGTAGATGCGTGGCAACGCAGCCTGTTCACGCAAGAAGTTTTTTTCAACCGTAGAAGAAAGCTCGTTCAGTGCTAGGTTGAAGAGTGGCTTGACCAGCACCAGCACGGCGAAAGCGCCTATACCTCCCGCGAGTTGAACTGACTGCACAGACCGCACGCCCCGGTCACCATTCGCCAGCGGTACAAACGGGCTCATAGCATTCGTACCGCCAGGGTGGCCTGAGCCGCTCACACCGATAGTGCCCGAGACGCGAATCTGAGAAACAGTGGTTTTGGCGACACCGTCTTGGTTGGTGTAGTTCACCGTTATTGAGTTGCCAGCCCCACTGCCCGGCGTTTGGCTGAAGAAAGCCATGCGCACGCCTTCGCCATCCGTGTAACGTGGCAACGACACCGGGTTGTCGAAAACTTGCTCATCCAAGCTGTCGCAGTCGATGTACGGGTAGAACATCAAGTAGTCGAGGAAATAGACCGCAGGGAAAAACCCGGACGTTCCGGCTTGCGTCAAGGACACAGACAGCAGATACCGCTCTTGCGCAGGCAGCGTCGGCCCGGTGTAAATGCCTTGATTGCGCTGGCCGATGAGTTGCGTGGCCTCCAGCGCGTTGCCAAGATATGGGTTATAGACGGGCGGGCCTGAACTGCCAATGGAGGCGTCCCCGAATATGTTGACGACACCAAAACTACCCGGCACGCCAGTGCGGAAAAAATGCTGAGTGTGATGCCGCCCTTGCTCAACAGCATTAGCCACCTCGGCAACGGACCTAAACGGCATCAGGGTCCTCCAGCGGTATCCACTCCACCTCGTCGGGTGACCATTCCACGCCCCCGTCAGGATGCTCTGAGCACTGAGACAACTCGGTGTCTGTCAGCGTCAGCAGCTCACGGCAGTGGGCGCAGCGGTACACCACATCAGTCCACCGTGGCGGTCATGGCACCAGCAGCAAACTGCGGCTGGATGCCGTTGCTGATGGACAGGCTGGCGTTGAGCGCGCCCTTCAGCAGCAGGTTGCCGGTGCCCGTGGAGTCCGTGCCGATGCCGAAGTGCGTGGCCGTGGCGCTGCCGCCCGTGCACTGGCCGAACTGCACGAGGGCGGTGTTGGCGATGGTGGAGGTTGTCCGCGTCCAGCCGCCTGCGGTGCGGGCCACACCCACGCGGGCGTAGCCGGTGTAGCTGATCTCGTTGGTGCTCTGGTTGCCCGCCTCTCCAGGGTCTGCGCTGTGCAGCGAGATGTAAAACGAACCTGCCGTGGCCGAGTTCTGCAGGCCGGCAGCGTCCCCAATGTTCGCCCAATCGGTGTTGAGAAACAAAAGGTCGAGGAGTGCCGCCTCGGCGGCGTTGGTCATGGACATGGTGTTTCCTTACGCCAAAAACTTGAGTTTGTAGATTGAGGACAGGTACTGTCCGACGATCTCGTCAATGATGTTCTGCAGCGGCGTGTCGTCCTTCTTGCACACGTCGTAGCGCATCTTTTCGACCTCGGACAGGGAGTCCTCAAGGAACTCCAAGATGTTGCCCGTTTTCTTGGCGCTCATCAAGGTGATCGGGCCGATCAGCCCATGTCGGCCTTGATACGCCTCGGCAAACTTGTCCGTCAAGTCCAAGATGTTGTCGTAGAACTCGTTGAGCGCCGAATGCTTGGAAAACGACCTGGTGTTCAGATGGACCGAATGGGCCACATCGCGGGCCAGAAACAGCGTGCCAACGAAATCCGCGCAACTCATACCGGCACCCCCATCGGCTCGCCCATCGGCATCTCAGCCGCGCGCTGGTTGACCACCATGTCGCCGACCGTCATGACGTCGCGCAGCGTCTGCATGACGACCTCCTGCACTTGTTCAGGCTGCATGCCCGCGGCCATTGCCTGCAGTCGCCGCGTCTCGGCTTCGTACGCCTTGACCTCGGCGTCCGTCTCAGCCTTGAACTTGTCGATCTCCAGCTTCTGGGCCTCCATCGACTGATTGACGCGCTGCAGCATGCCAGCCATCTGCTCCATCTGAGCGGACATCGCCTGCATCTGCTGATTGGCGGCTTGCAGCGCCGGGTTTTCGTCCGCGTCGCTCATGATCTGCGGGTCGATGGTCTTCTCAAACCGCTTGGCAAGCTCCTGCGCGCCAGGCCAGTCCATGTTCTTCACAAACAGGTCGCCGGCCACTGCCCACAGTTGCGGGTTGGTCTGCAGCAGTTGAGCCATCGCCTCCAGCGCCTCTTGACGCTTGGTCGCGTAGCCCGGTCCCGTCACCACCACCACGTCGTATTTGCCGACGCTGGGGTTGTAGATCTTGTCGATCACGATGCCCTGCTGGTTGACGATCTTGCGCACCGGCTCAGGCTGCATGGGGCTCATCTTGACCATGCTGGACTCGCCATCCTCGCCAATGATGCGAGCGATGCGTTCCGTGTCGTAGATCTTGGGGATCAGATCCACCAGTTGGCGAGTAACATGACGCACAGCCCGAGCCAGATTATCAACATAGTGGTACGTCCCTGTGTCGCCTTCACGCTGGCGGGCCAGGATGGCTTTGCCTGAGCGTTCGTTGCCTTCCAGCCCCAGCGAGGCGTTGTACTGCCCCGTGGTGCCCTTGATGTCCTCTGCGGCCCCCATCTTGGCCTGAATCAGGCCCGTCTGGGCCATTGGCGGCATGGCGCGCTGCGGCAGCGGCAGCGTGTTGCCCGCGCCGTCCGTCACGTCAGGGTTGACCTCCAAATACGGCCAGTTCTGGGTGTTTGCAGTCTTCCACTGCATCTCGTACCCTTCAAACTGCCCGCCGTAGCCGATGAACGGTGCCTTCGGAGCCAGCGCCAGCATCTCTGCTTCTTGGCTGGTCCAGTAGTTGTACATCCGCTGGGCGTCCTTGGCGTTGCGCACCAAGCCCGAGACGTACACCCGGCCATCAACCTCGTACTCGTTGCCGACCACCCGCACCACGGGGATGTACTTGCCGGCCCACTCCTGCTCCTCAAGGATCTCGTAGCCGTTGATCTTGCACCACTTGATCTTCTTGCGGTCGGCCTGGCGCGAGCGGATCGGCTTGCCGAACATCGCCTTGAGTTCCTTGTCCTCAAACGACCCGGCAAACGCCGTCTGGTTGCCCGGATACAGGTTCAGCGTGGCGGTGTCGTAATCGACGTAGAAGTACTCAGCGATGCGGATCGTGTCGTCGTTGATCCACTGGCTCAGGGACTGGTCGCCCACACCCAGACTCATCAGCGTGTTGGCGGGTGACGCCTTGGGATACAGCCGGTGGTACTCCTCGCGGGTGATGTCCTCAGTGATGAAGCACCACTTGGCGTCAGCCCCGCAGGGGTCTTGGATCATCGGGTCCATGTAGACCGAGAACGAGTTGCGCACCCGCCCGATCTTGATGTCCTGATCGAAGGTGTTGTCGTCGCAGTACTCGGTCAGGATGCGGATGTAGCCCTCACCGAACGACACCTGGTTCTCGCAGGCCGTGTCGTAGGCGACATCGGCGTCAGAGATGTACTCAATGTGCCGCACCACGCCGTCAAAGATCTCCGCGACCTCAATGTCGGCCTTGTCGTCGGCCGGAATCACCTTGCCGCTGGGGCGGTTCTGCCGCTGGTCGTTGGTGACCTGCCGGACGTGCTGCGGCAGCTTGTTGATCGTCAGGCACGGCCTGGCGTTGATCGTCTGCCCCTGCACCGCGCCGCGGGTGGCCAAAACGTCTGCTGGCCATTGCCAGTGGTTGTCCGGACTGCCGGCGAAGAACTTGAGGTCGTCAATCTCGTCTTCCCGGCTCTCGCTGTAGGCCGAAATCGCCTGATTCAGCCGGGTGCGGGCGGTGGCCAAAACGTCCGATTCGGACTTGTTCTTGCCCCCGCCGCCGTTGGCGACGGCTGCTGCGGCGGTGATTCCCGTGTAATCGGCCATTACGCCCCCATCCAACTCGCCGACATTTGGCTTCTGTCGCGCATTGTAAGCGTTCTGGGGCGCTCTACGCGCTCTCTGGAGGCCACGGGGAAGGCAAACGTGACCGCCAGCGCGTCTGCAGCGTCTGGAGAGGCCAATCCGCGGGCTTTCATGTCCTTTTTCGACTCCAGATAGAGCGTTCCGCTGCTGTCAGGCTTGGTTTTCGGCCCCGTCAGGTCCGTTTTGAGCTGCCGGTCCTCTTTGATGGCCGCGGTGCGCAACCAGTCGCGCATCGCACCCCACATTTCGGCCCGTTTGTTGCCCCACATGACCTGATTCTTGGCTTTCCAGCCAAAATTGACGCCGCGCACCTTATACCGCTGCTCGTTCAGCCTGTCAAGGATGCCGTACCCCAGCCCGCCCTCGTCCAGCACCACCAGCGTCGGCTTGAAATCCTCAATCGCCTCAATGACGTGCCCCACGACCGTCATGGTGTCGTCGCCGCGGTAGCGCCGGATCTCCAGCAGGTCGCGCCCCTGCCTGACCACGATGACAGTGGAGTCCGCCCCGCTGCGCGCCGGGTCCACGCCGATCACGATGGGCGCTCCGGGGTCTTTGTACTTGGCTCGCTTGAACGCCTCATCGACCAGCCTTGGGGCAATGAACTGCTCGTCGCCCGTTGACGGGAACTCGCCGTAGACCTCAATGCGGGCCTGCGGGCTGTCCTCGCCGTACTCCTCAATGATCTGCTCGTAGACGCTCTTGTCCGTATCCTCGACCGTGCGGGCGTCGATCTGCCGCGTGTTCCAGAACGCCCGCTTGGCGTTGAAGCACTCGTAGAAGTACCCTTGGTTGCGCCGCGGGTTGCTGAACGCCAGCCAGAACCTGTGCGGCGTGTTCTCTGTGAAGAAGCCCTGCGCCACGTCCCAGATCGTGTCCGGTATGCCGCTGGCTTCGTCGAAGATCAGCAGCACACCGTCTGAGTTGTGCAGGCCGGCGTAGGCGTCAGGGTTCTCCTCCGACCACAGCCGCCCCTCCGCGCCCCAGTACCGCGTACCCTTGCGCAAGTCGCGCTCGACGATCTCGCTCAACCACTTGGCCGGCGTGATCCGTGTGGCGCTGATCTCCCACCAGTGGCTGTTGATCAGCATCGCCAGCCACTTCGTGATCTCGGCCCATGTGATGCTGCGGAGCTGCGCTTCGCTGTTGGCCGACACGATCACGCTTGAGCCAATGCGCGTGGTCAGCATCCACACCACCAACCAACTGACCAGCGCCGACTTGCCGATGCCGCGACCTGACGCCGTGGCCATGCGCAGCACCTGGTAGGCGTCCACGGTCTGGTTCTTGGCGATGTGGTCGCGGATGTCGCGCAACACCTGACGCTGCCACACGCGCGGTCCTTTGTGCTTGGCCAGCGGCGTGCCGTTCTCGCCCCACGGGAACGCAAACAGGACGAACTTCTCAGGGTCGTTCGCTATCGCCGGACTCCAGAGCCTGGCCATCAAGCCTTGCTCTTGGTCCGCCGAAAACCGGGGCTCTTGCATCCGTCACCTCATGTACGAGTTCCAGCACCCGCGACTGCGCCTGCTCAAGCGCCGCCGTGATGCTGATCTGCTGCGCCACGTCAATCTGTACCTGCTGCTTGGCCACCCAACCGTGGACGTTCTGCAAGATCGCCAGCGCCGCTTTGTAGTCGCCGTTCAACGCCGCCTCATGCAACACCGCGGACATGGCAAGTTCGCTATCCGCGCGGCCTTTCTGCTCGGCCAACTCCGCAATTGGGTCCAGTTCGCGCAAGCGCCGGTACTCGCTTGGCAACAACCCTGCCGCCAGCGCCAGGTTGTCGCCCTTCAACCCCCGTTTCGCCGCGTCATACACGCGGTTCAGCACGGCCTCTGTGGCCTTGACTTCGCGGATGGTCAGCGGGAGCGACTTGAACATGGCGATCTGAGTATAGCGTAAGCCTTTTCCGTTTGTGTTTGCAAAAATAATTTTTGCTTGTGGCCCCAAAAAATAAAAATTGTCTGCGGGCCCTTCGTTTTTGATCGCTCAGGTCGCCGGTCCCCCCTCCCCCCCCGTCCTGGCGCCCGGCCGCACGCCGTCTGCAGTCTGCGGTCCGCTAGGCGCTTTAGGCATCGCCTATCCGGGTCGATACCCTGGCTAGCATGGCCGCCTGGTGCTAGGTGGTCTAGGCTATGCAATGCCATGCGCCTATGTGGCTTGACGGGTGCGCAGCTGCGCGAACGTGGTCTTGAGGGTATAGGTCATGGTAGGCGGTTTGGGCATAGCATATCGGGGTCGCGGCGGGAGCGTGCGCCGCCATGCCCATATATCAGTATATGCTTATATACTTATATATCTTCTTTTGATTGACAGTCAATCATCTAATGACCTAACTAGCATATCCCCCTAGAAGATGAGCCGCGTTGAGGCGCCTAGATCATGGTCTAGCGGGCAGACTAAGATGGCGGCGCTGCAGCGCCTATTCCCCTTGTCCCAGCTTAGGTAACGCCATTCCTTGGCAATCATCATACGATTGGCAAAGCCCCTACACTTTACTGGGTGAACAACAATCCCGTACATTATGGATGTCTCAACTCACCGCCTAGAGCGCATATCATGAATAAGTCCGAACAGCGTGAAGTAAACAAGATCATCGCCTACGCGCCTCACCTCGGCGCCGACTTCGCAGCGCGCGCCCTGTCCGCCTTGTACCGCGCCAGCATGCGCAACAAGGCCAAGACCGAAATGTTGTCTCTTGCCATCGCATACGGGTGGAACAAGTCACCCGAGTTCATCATCTGACATCAACCCGGCGGGGAGCGATCCCCGCCCATCATCGGAGCCTGACACCATGCAAGACCTCGAAATCCGCAAGACAAACGCTAACAGCCACATGGTGTGGCAAATCATTCATGCGCCTACCGGGCGCGCCGTTAGCGGGCCGCGTGGCACCTATCCGGGACAAGGGCTGTTGTCCGGCTCTGCCACTATGGGGCAAATGGGATGGAAAACAAAAACGCAAGCCGCTGCAGCATTGGCGGCTCTGCACGCTGTTAGGGGTGCAGCATGACACCGGAAAAGCTTTTGGACCTCATGGATCGGATGATCCAAATCGACGGGGATGAGATTGCGCGGCTACGGCCTTCCACCGCAAGCCCGGACGAGCTACTGGCGTTCTATTCCCGTCGATTGGCGCGCACCATGGACATGCTTTGCTTGACCATTGCATTCGTAGCTAGCCACGCAAAACACAAATGACCGGAGCCTGACACCATGCGCACCCGCGACATCATCTTCGCTTGCGCCTACGGCGCGACCCTCGGGCTTTTGCTCGCCGCATTCATCTAATCCACCCTCACACATAAGGAGAACCTACACCATGTTTTACGCTCAATACAATATCTACGGATCTTTGACCGACATGGGGCTCACTAACGCTTGGCAAGTCGCAGGCTTTGACACTCGGCAAGCCCGCGACGCATGGGTGGCGCAGTACGCTGACAGGGTGGACATCGCGCCGATCACTAAGGCGCAAGCTCTGAAAATGGCGGGAAAGCTGCAGCGCATGACGCACCGCCGAGGTGGATACCTTGCGCATGCTTATTTCAGGACCGACGATAACGTCACGTTCTGGCGTGCTTACTGACTCATCCGCCTAGGCGCCCCCATCGGGCGCCTATGGGATGCGCCACGCATCGCACAGTCCAATCCAATCCACTGAGGTACACCATGCCGAACACAAACTCACTCATCGTGTATGACGGCCCCAGCGTTATCGATGGCAAGCCTATCATCGTCGTTCTCACGGGGCTCGACCAGTCCAGCGAAAACGCAAAGACAGGGAACCTCGTTCAGTCGTTCATCATTCGCAGTGACGTCGCGCCTACGGATGCCCTGAAGACCGGCGACGATGCCAGCGTGTGCGGACTGTGCCCGCATCGCCCGCTTATCGCGAAAATGCTCGAGCGTGCCGGGCTTCCCTCGGCGCCCTGTTACGTCAACGTCGGCAAGTCGGTTCTGTCAGTGTTCGGCGCCTATCGTCGCGGGTCCTATCCGCGCGCATCATCGGTTGACCAAGTGCGCGCCATGCTGCGCGGTCGCAAGCTGCGTCTTGGCACGTACGGCGATCCTGCAGCTGCACCAGTAGAGCTGTGGGCGCTACTGGTGTCCCTGAGTGCCGGCCATGTTGGATACACCCACCAATGGCAATCCGTAGGATTCGACGCGCGCGCATGGGCGCCACTGGTGATGGCATCCGCCGATACCGCAGACGAAGCCCGTCAAGCCCAGGCCATGGGAATGCGTTACTTCAGGGTGAGCATTGGGGTCGACAAAGCCCCGCTTGAGGTTACGTGCCCGGCCAGCGTCGAGGGTGGCCGCAAAGCCCAATGCTCTGATTGCATGCTGTGTGCCGGCACCAGCAAAGCCGCGCGCAGCATCGTGATAGCTGACCATGCTGCAGGGCATGAAAAGCGAGTGATTTCAATTCGTTCTATCTGAAAGGTACACCATGAGAACCATGACAGCACGTTTCCCGGGCCGGTGCGCCCGTACTGGCGCGCCTATCCGCCCGGGTGACACCATCGTTTACGTCGGGAAGGGCCGGGCTTACCTCTCGGACCTCCTGCCCGCTGTTGACCCGGACCTAGCCCTAGCCCGGTCGATTGACCCCGATCTGGCGGATGCCGACCCGGATGCGGCATCGCATGCGGGCCGGTATCTGCGCCAGAGTCTGGAACGCGGCGTCTCCCATCTCTGGACGTCCGGCGGACGGGAGTTCTATCGAAACCGCCGGGGGCTTTGTGAGGATGCCCCATGCTGCGGGTGCTGTAACGCATAGGGGTTGACCATGTCCCGCTCCAACCCTATGCACCCCGCCACGCCACCCCGTCCCCGCCCGTGGCCCTTCCCTGCCACGCTACCGGCCCCCGGCCACGCGCCGGACCCTAAGCCCGTGCGCGCGCCAGTGGCGCCGCGTCAACCCCTGCCGGACACCCCGGCGCTGTTTTGAAAGGATCGCAGCATGACCGCAGGAGCCCACCTCATGCAATACAAGCACACACCGGGGCCATGGACGGCCAACAAGCCGACCCAATCCAATGGGCGGGCCGAGGTCCACGCCGGGCCGATGCTTGTTGCCCAAGCGTTCAACTGGCTGCTCGATGCCGAAGGCGATGAGCAGTGCTGGGCCGACGCCCGCCTGATCGCCGCCGCGCCTGCGCTGTTGGAGGCATTGCGACTGGCCGCGAATATCAACCCTTACGGGTCAGTCGAAAACGCAAATGCGCGTGATGCTGCCCGTGCCGCCATCGCCCTTGCCACTTCAAAGGACTGACCTATGAAAAAACTTCGTGCCGCACTGCGGGACAAATTCGGCCCTCGCTGCTACCGTATCCGCCAGCGCGGAGAAGTGGAAGTCTACGGGACCATGCCAAACACGGGCGCCGTAGGATGGTACTTTTTCGGGTACATCGAAGACATGCCCTATTGGTTTGATTTGGAGGATTGATCATGTACGTTCAAAACGTGGAATTCTTGAGCCGCGCACAGGAAATCTACCCCGGCGCATTCGCGCTGGAGGTGGACCGACTTGGCGCAGTGTGGGTGAGGTGCGACCCGTGCCAGTGGGACCACAGGGACATCCCTGGAGGGGCCGTGCGGCTCGGGTCAAGCCCGACCACGGCGGCATTAGAGCGTGAAATTTTGGCGTTTTTGAAGGACTGATTTATGCCTTACATCCCCTGCCTTGATCCTGACCGACCCCTTAACGCCGAGGAGCTGGCCGACGAACGCTGGGAAGCCCGCCGTGCCCGCGTACGGACCCGTGCTCACATCGAGCACCTAGAAACCGCGCTACGCTGGGCGCTTGAACAAATTGAGGATGATCTTTGCCCGGACCACCAGGCCGCGCTGGCGGACGCTTGGTCACTTTTGGAGGATGAATGATCTGGGCCGGCCTGGCCCTGCTGCTGGCTGCTGGACTGATCATCATCCTTGATCTATAGTCGGGCCTGCCAACTTTCTCCTGACGCCCCTCCCGGGGCCTTCAAGCCCGCCCGGCCACAAGCCCGGCGGGCTTTTTCTTGCCTGTCAGCCCTTGACCCGCGCGATGATGTCAGCCGCGCTGGGCTCGGGCAGGTCCACCAGGCGGCGCGCCTCGCTCTTGCTCCCCGTCCAATCAGGCGCGCGGAACACGTGTTTCTTGGTCGGGTGTTCGACCGAGTACACCCGGCCCATGTCTTCCCAGCCGGCTTCCCTGAAGGCATGCAGCAGGGCAGGCA